CGGGTATGATTCACCAAGATGTACCGCCAGCCCATTCTGTTTTGTTGGTGTATGCTAACAAAAAAGACTGGGATAGTCTAGATTCGTTTTTAGTATTACTTACCCCATGTGATGGTAATACGCTGCAGCCCTGGTCCCTCATCGTAAGAGACAAAGTCGGTCTTCACTACAAAGTCAGGGAACAGCTCGCGAATCCTCTTCTCAATCCTGCCGTTGCGAACAGCCTGGTCGTGAATATGGGTATGGAATGCGTAATACTCCTCGCCAGTAGTCGTGATCTTCCGAATCGCATCATTGTAAATCAGACGAACCGTTATATCCTCCGCCTTAATATGGTAGTCACGCTCCTTACGAGCGGCCTCAAAGTCGGCCAGAGTGAACGGCTTCATCTCCTGCGTCATCTTGGTCTTGGTATGCAACTGAAAAAGACTGGGATGTTCTAGATTCGTTTTCTACGAATCATTCTCCTCCTCATCAGGCATTCCGAGACACGTTTCGCTATACCAGTTCTCGAAATCTTCCAACTGCTCCTCCACAAACGCACACACTAGACGACACATACGAGGGAGATTGAGATCGTTGTCCTGAATCCCAATATGCACATACGCCTTGAGAAATTGAGGAATCGTGCCCGCCATCAACCGAATATCTTTTTCAATTTTTGGGGTAATGTAATCTCCAAACCGCTTCTTGAACTCTCCGACATAGATGTCTGCGATGTCATACCCTGCATCTACTCGTAGCCAACAGAGGAAGAAGCCATTGCGATTATCAGATTCCATATGGTGGTTCCTCACCGTCTTCGCCACCATGGAAGGAAGATAGGACTTCACGAGTGCCATGCGATTCTTGTAGTTCATCTTGGTATGCTAACCAAAAAGAGCGGACTAAGACCGATCCGTTTTACACGTCTTCCTAAACCACGCACGGGCTTTGGCGGTCTTCTTGGCTTTCTTGACCAAATCAGCATCGGTGGTATAATGTGTCTTGCCGCACGTCAGCATACTGGCGGCACGAGCGTATCCCCATTGCTGCTGCGTCGCCCCTGGACGATGCCCCGTTCGCCACGCCGCCATTCCGCGGTTGTAGGATGCTCGGACGATCGGAAGAGGGACGCCGGTGGATTTGGAATACGCCTGGAGACCGTGGGCGTCAGGGAACTTCTTCTTCCATTCACGGATGTATTTCGACCTTCTCGTTTTCATCCCTTGATCCGACTTGAACGGAACATATGCCTTGGGGTCTTTCCACGACATCTTGCGACGACGAGTGGCTGTGCTTTTACGTTGTTTGTTCTGTTTTCGGGTAAGCCCGCTGAAATATCGGGCGGGCCAGTACATTATTTCATGGTCGAGACCAATTTCTCCAGTGCTGCCCGGCACGCATTTTGCTCTGCCTGTTTCTTGGTCGTGCAATTCCCCGTCCCCAGAATCTCGCCGTCGGGTTTGCACACGGCCATCGTGAACCCTGCGGTCCCGTCCTGGATCATCTTGTAGATAGGAGTAAAGCCCATCTTCTGCTGGCAGAACTTCTGCATCCTGTCCTTGTAATTATCGTCTTCACGCAGCATCAGGGGAATATCTAGATGCGTCTCGATCATATTGATGATGAAATCATTGACCATCTGGAAGTTCATCCCTGAATCAATCCAGAGAGCAGCAATAAAGGCTTCCAGAACATCGCCGAGCTTCTCGATATTCTGACGGCCGTGGGCGGGCACCATTTCTTCCACGTGCTTGGAGACCACAAAGAAGTTGTCAAGACGGAGCTTGTCCCTGGCCAGCGTCCCGAGCGTCTTGTTCCGCACAATCAGTTTGCGGGTATTGGTCAGGAACCCGGGAGCCTCGCCGGGGAACCGTTCGCACAAGTAATTGGCGACCACCGCACCCAGCAAGGAATCACCACGGAACTCCAGTTGTTCGTACGATTCGTCCTGGAGATCCATCACACCAGGAGGACAAGGGCCCAGAACACTTGGCTCGCCGGTGAGGGTCGTGTACTCCGATCGACGGACGTAGGTAGAATGAATCATGGCTTTCTGGAAGATCGCGAGGTTCTTCACCTTGTATCCTGGAATGCAGAGGATGCGGTTTACATCGTCTGCAGTCAAGGGGCGGTTCTTAGGGTTGTAGGGAAAGTATTCAATCACGGCGGCCATCTGGTAGTTTGTATATATACGACGGGTATACGAAAATCTGTTACACGGATTTCTTCTCTTTTCTACAATCATAGCAACGCTGGCGAAACTTATCCTGTCCCTCCCCGCCATTCGGCGTCGTCTCGACCTCTGGACATCGTGCCTTCCATCCATTCGTCCACACTATGCTGTGAAGTGTAATAATCTAGAGGCAGTACTGGGGGAACTGCATCGGGGAGGGGCAGGATTTGATTGTGCTTCGGCGGATGAAGTCCATCGTGTTCTCGCCATCGGAGCCAAGCCAAGCGACACGATTTATGCAAATCCGTGTAAGTCGCGTGAAGAAATGTTTAAAGTCAAGCAACACGCCATTCCATACATGACCTTTGACAGCAAGACAGAGGGAATCAAGATCAAAGAGGATCAACCGGGAACCAAACCGATTCTTCGTATTTTTGTGGACGACAAAGGAGGTGCCCGCATTCCCTTGAACAGCAAGTTCGGATTTCACCTGAAAAACATCCACGAACTCTGCGATCGTGAGCCCCGGTTTCATACGTATGGTCTCGCATTTCACGTAGGAAGCGACTGCACGTCTCTGGCCGCTTACCAGTCGGCCATTGAGACGGTGAAAGGCTTCCTTGATGTATTCAGACACTCACCTGCAGCGTTCACCCCCGAACTTCTGGATATCGGCGGAGGATTCTCGGGGTCGACCGCAAACGACGAGTTCTTCCGGAACGAGCTGGCACCCTATATCCGCGAACAAGTGAAGACCCTTCCGTTCAAGCGTGTCATTGCCGAGCCAGGGCGGTTCTTTGCAGAGGAAAGCTGTACGCTCCAAGTTCCGGTAATTGGCAAGAAACGCTTGCCCAACGGTAAACAATGCATAACGGTCAACGAATCCGTCTATGGCCTATTCTCCGGGGTCTTGTTCGATGGCTTCAAACCAGAATTTAAATGTATCACACGCAAACCGTGGGCAAACTGCGAGCAGTTCACTATTTTTGGTAGGACGTGCGATTCAGCGGACAAGATTGCAGAAGATGTGTGGTTGCCGAACGATATCGACGATTCAGACATCTTGGAAGTTAAAAATATTGGAGCGTATTCTTGGGTCACAGCCTCGACCTTCAACGGGTTTCCACTACCGCCCGTAGAAGTTATACCAGCGTCTTCTTCGTGAGCCGGCGGGGCAGGGGCTTCTTGCCTCCACGCTTCTTAGCAAAGTAGTGGGCAAGCGTCAGAGCAGATCCGGCAACAATCGCATCGTCAATAAGGCCAGCACCTCCACGCTTCGCAGTCCGGCGGCGGCGGCCCCCCATCGGGGCCTTGCGTCCGTACTTATCCGCAGCATACGACGTACCCACGGCAAAGAGGGCATCGTCAACCATACCCACACCACCACGCCGGTGTGTCCGGCGGCGTCCACCCAGCGACTTCTTGCGTCCGTACTTATCCGCAGCATACGACGTGCCCACGGCAAAGAGGGCATCATCGACCATACCCACACCGCCCTTCCTGGTGTGGCGGTGACGACGACGGCCGCCACCAGAGCAGCCGCAGCTTCCGCCGGCAGTCGCAGCAGGGTAGGGTCCATTAGGGGCAGTATCTGTAGCAAACTTCTCCATTATTACTTACCCCCCATTTTTTGTAGGACGATCGGGTGCCTCATGATTTCTTCTTCTGACAACCCAAGAATATCGTGGTACTTTGGCTGAACCCAGCGAGACAAGGCACTTAACGCAAGGTGGTACGTCAGAGTGTCAAGATCTGTATTGTTCGCAATAGGAACTCCCCCTGCATCCCACCGCTTCCAGAACCGGCTGACAATAGGCCGAAACAACTCTTCGATCATACCCGGGTATGCGTCTGTCTGTTCACGGACGATCAAATTACAAAAAGGACAACGGTCAGCATACAGCTGGCAGTAAGGAACATGACGCGAATGACTGCTCATAAGATTATTCATTCGTGAGGCTGTAAATCTCCGCACAGAACTCGGCGAAGTGGAGTGTTTTGTACTTCTTATAATCCGCTCGCAGTAAGTCCATTTTACAAAGGGCTTCCTCCAATTCTAAAAAGAGATCACGCAGTTCCTCTTCATGGGAGGATGTGTGCACCCACTCGCCCACCCTCTCCATCAGTACCTCCTTCGCCGTCATTGTTATCTACTGCCATCAAACGCTTAAACGCAAACTCCTTCGAGACCATATCCTGCTTCTTACGCTCAACAATCCAGCGAAACAGGTCAGAGATAGGACCGGTGTAACTGCTAAGAAGATCCTTGAGCTCCTTCTGCGACAGAGACCAAGGTTTACTCCACGTCTCGGGACGCTGGATCTTGATGTACGAGCCGTCATCCTGGATCTCGAGCTTGTGGAGGTTCTGGAAATTGGCACGACGAAGGATATCGCTCATCTCGTTCTCCACGAACTTCTTGTCCTCGCGGAGCTTGTAGACTTTGGCATTGAGCTCCTTCAGTTCATCATCGAGATTGCGGTACTTACGCACGGCACGGACAAGGTCACGCTGATCCATCCTGGGTATGCCTTTTCCTAGCTGTATAGTTTCTTATCCGTTTTGAATAATGGACCCACGGGAAGTGGAGAAGCTGCGTCTAGCTTACAATAAGGAACACCCTCGTGAAAAACCAGTCAAGGCCGGGGATGATATGTGGCAGGAAATTACTCGGCGGATGAAGGATGCGTGCAAGGCGGGAACCCCAGAATGTATTGTCCACGCTCTGGTCAAAAAACCTGTGGCCCCCGACAGCTGGGCGTCCAGCGGAACCGAGTGGCTGTCGTCCGACGACATTGACGTATCGCAGAAGGAATACATGAAACTGATCCCCGATTACTACTACACGGGTTCGGTCCCCATTGATTTCGATCTTCACAACGAAACGGGAAAGTGTCTAGTGTCTTCCCTCTGCAGTATGAAGATTTCCGAGCTTCACAAGAAGGGGTACCGCCGTGTAGGTATTGTGTTTAACACAGACCCCAGCGACGGACCGGGGGAGCACTGGATCGCGGCATTCTGCGATTTCCGCGACCATCTGAAACATCCGCGGATGACGTATTTTGACTCGTATGCCCAGAAACCCGAGAAGGAGGTATCCCGCCTGATGCAGCGGTGGAAGGAACAGCTAGACGATTTGAAAAAGTTCCCGGAGCCTACCGTTCTCTCGTACAACGCCCTGCGGCACCAGTACAAGGACGCCCAGTGCGGAATGTACTGCATATACTTCCTCCATTGCTGCCTCTTTGAAATCCCGATGGACGAACAGGTTCCAGATGATGTAGTGATGATGATGCGTCCTCTGTTTTTCAAATATAAACAACATCGTAGTAAGAAATAATATGGACACCACTCAGTTATTATGGGTCATTGTATGCATTTCGGTTGCATTCCTTGGTGTAGGACTAGCAATTGGAGCCTACGTTCGTATGAGCAACATCCCCCCTCCTGATGCATCGGTCACTCAGGCTCTCACGGTATACTCTGAACTCACAAAAGCCGAGCCACTCGGGTGCCCGAACAAAAATACGCTGGGAGATTACTACGTGTCCAGTAGCGGGTACACTATCATTCCCGGAAACACGATCAACACGTACATTGTGACCGACGCCATCACCAAGGTTGTCAAGGGCGGTGCTCGTGTCATTGAGTTGGACGTCTACGCCGTCGACAAGAAGCCAGTTGTTGGTCTGGCCGATGCGAAGACTCTGAAGATGACCACGTACAACACTCTCTCGTTCGAAGACTGCTGCGTAACCATCGCCAATTCTGCATTCAACAGTGCGGTGACACCGGGGTACAACAATCCCTTCATTCTGTCTCTGGTATTCCACACGTCCGACAACGCTATACTGACTCAGTGTGCCGACACGATGAAGAACACCCTCCGTAAAAACATGCTGAACTCCGAATACTCTTACCAACGCAAGAACTTAGGAGTTGAGCCTATTTGTAATTTGATGGGCAAGCTCGTCATCGTGAGCGGAGAAAACATCAAGGGCAACGGAATGGACGAGCTGGTGAATATGTCCTGGGTCTCTTCGCAGTTGAGGCGTATGACGTACACTCAGGCGTCACAGACGTTTGATAGCGATGAGCTTATCGAATTCAACAAGCGTAATATTACGCTTGTGGTTCCCGACATGAAGACAAGTGCGATTACCAATGGAAATGCGGAAATATGCTTTTCGTACGGATGTCAGTGGGTCGCTATGTGCTGGGGCAGCCTGGACAACGCTATGGAACTCTATACTGGAACGTTCTCGGACAGCTCGTTTGGAATCAAGCCCGACCCGCTGCGTTACAAGCCCACAACGTACCCCGACCCGAAGCCCCAGAGTGCTGACGTCTCATTCCAGCCGAAGCAGATCAAGTCGCCAATGTACGACTACACAATAAAGTCTAACTAAGGAAACAAATACACATGGAAGGTGGACGCTCTGCATGGTTAAAAGCCGTTATGGCTGCAAAGAAGCCGGGTATGTCGCTGGGGGATGCGATGAAGGCAGCAAAGAAGACTTACAAGAAGGGCGGGACGCTGATGGGACAGATGGGACCGATGGGCGGTCGTCGTCGTGGAACCCGCAAGGGCAAGGGCAAGATGATGGGTGGAACCGCATACGGATTCACGGGTGGCCCGTACACTGGCTCTGACCTCCCCGATGGAATGTCGCGTTTCCCTGCGATGTCGGATGCCACGTATCAGGGACCGTCGGAGCTCAAGGGCGGACGCCGCCGCCGTTCTCGCCGTGGAGGTGCGTTTGCTCCTTCCACGGACGGCAAGCCTGCCGAGCTGCCGTACGCCGAGCCGTCCGTCGCCCCCGACACGGCCGTGGGTGTCAACGGAACCTTCTCGGAGAGCGGATCTGAGCCTGTCGGATTTGGCGGACGTCGCCGCCGGCACACGAAGAAGGGAGGCCGTCACCGCCGGGGACACCGCGGAGGAAATCAGACCGTGGGATCGGCGATGGTGTACGGTGCTGCCTCAAGCGAGGCCGCGGCCGCTGCTCGCCAGGCCGCCGCTGACCGCAACGGATATGTGTGAACTCCTCAGAGTTTCTTGAACATATCGTAAACATCGTTCTCAATTCTGAACCTATCGAATTTTCTAGATAGACCCGTATAACATGCCAAGAATCCCCACTCGTGCGAAAAGGTGGGAACATACACTGTATCGAACACCGGTTCGGTATGAAACAGTTGCTTCATGAGATGCTTACACTCTTTGATGAACACCCAGTTCGGGTGATTCTCAGACAGTGACACAGGACCCACATGTACGGAGATGATACCATTAGGGTTCAGGATCCCCGGGAGTTGTTCCAGGATATCAAAGTAAAGAGTCTCCATCCTATCTCCATCGGGATCGGGGAGATCAATGATAATACCGTCGTACCGGTTCTCAGTCGATCTTACGAACTGAAGTGCGTCTTCGGAGATGTACGTTGTCCGAGGATTCAGAAGAGACTCGCAGTTCTCCGGGAGGTTCGTCTTCGCAAATTCTACGAACTGGCGGTCCCAATCGACTATTGTAATGCTGGAAGTGTACGGGGATTTGTATAGGTTTCGAGCCGCCATCCCGTCCCCACCCCCCAAGATCAGAATATTCCGGCACTGAGTGAAGAGCGGTTGTGTGAGCAGATAGTGATACCTGTGCTCGTCCAGCGTCGAATACTGCACTTCCTCGTCCATGATCAGCATGTTCCCGTGGTACTTGGTCTTGACATACTGCACGTGGCTGTAGGGCGTTAAAAGGTTGTGTAAAACCTTGACCACGTCGTACGTTACTGTCTGTCCGTACTGGCTCTTTTCGGACATCAAAGCAGTTTTTCCACACGAAAGGAAAGTTGCTCGTCGTTTTTATTGACTGATCGGGATCTCGGTAAGTGCCTTCCACGACACGGGAAAATGAGGTTCAAGAAGATTGATAATCGCACGAGCGTATGCCTGGATTTCCCGCTGGGCTCCTGGATCAGTCCTGAGGAGAATGAGACGAGAATAAGCGGCCAGGGATCCCGTTTCCACGAACTCCGTGTACATCCCCTGAGGCAGAACACACCGAGCAATTTCGGGGGCTACATTGTGATCAAGAAGATGCCGGTAAAAATTCACCATACCATCACAGTGCTCCTTGATTTCGGATGACAGAACGATGGAATTCTCTACCGGCGTATCCTGGCTTCCCTGCTTAATCTTGGGATCGCGGGCACGCAGATCTTCAGGGGACGGAATCCACGTCTCGGGTGTGAAGTCCACGTAACGGCGGGACACCTCGTTACGAGCAAACCCGATCTGGTGACGGAACCATTCACGAGCCACAAAGATCGGCATCTTGATTCGTAGCCGAATTTGGGGATGGAAAAAAGGGCTGTTGTGATTGTGTTTCGCGAGATAGTTCACCAACTTCTCATCGTTTGCGGAGAATTCGTGCGACTCCTTTGCAAACGATACACGGGCCGCATTCACGACCGTCAGATCACTGCCAAACACTTCTAGGACCTGGATACTACCGATTCCGTCTGAGGCTGTCCAGGACATTTATTTATACAAACTCATTATTCGTAATTAATTACCACATTGAAATATCCTCGATCTTGCACTCGGAGTCTCCGCCCGCATACGCTGCCTCCACCTTCTGTTTGATCTGGTCACCGTAATCCACGAACGCCTCGTCCGTACCTTCGGGCAGCCGAGTCTCGTCCAGCAGAATGTCGACGAATCCTGTGCCACAAGGAGGCTTCTGGCCAAACATGATGTTGGCCGACACGCCCTTCATGGGATCGAACTCCGCGGACACGGCCGCATTGAACAGGATCTTGGACGTCTCCTCAAACGACGACTTGGCCAGCACGCCGTTGTCGTGCATGTACATTCCGAACCGGTTGACCGAGACTAGACGGCCCTGGTACGTCATGGCGTCCATCAGCACGGACATGTGATGATAGTTAGTGTACGCCTCGGCAAACACCTCTGCGAACTCGTCCAGTAGAGCCTGGCGGGCAGCCTCCACTCCGAGAACATCGTATACTTCGTGGATATGGTTGCTGAATGTCCGCGTAGGATCAACGTTGTCGCGGCCCAGAAGCTCGTACAGATTGGCACCCTCTACATCCAAGACATGCTGCTTCTTGGACACGTACGAGTTTGCCTTCTCGTCCCATACCAGCTCGCGATTGACTTCGCGGGGGATCACGCGACCTACACCGTCAATGCCGGTGATGACGACGTCGAGAACACGCTCCTCGAGGAAACGGAGGGAGAGCAGGTTCTTCACCACATCGTCGGGGAACACGATACGCATCACGAGCTTGTCAGAGTTGGAGTCGGAGTACACACACTGCAGAATGTGGAGACCCGCCTGGCCGAGCTTGTCCTGGATCGCCACAGGGTCAAGGACGTTGCGTGCAGCCATCTCCGTCTCGTCAAACTCGAGCCGCATAATCCACTTGGATGCACAGTCTACTGGATTGGCAGTGGAGAACTGCTGGAACCGCTGGAGGATCTCGCGGTCCTCGGCAACAGCCGTATCTGTGGTCAGCGGGAAGGGATCGTAGTACATTCGTACGGACTTGGTGATATCACGGACCGTTGTCTTCTGGAGCTCGCGAGCGACCATGATCGCCCGATCGAGACTGTCGCCGTCCGCGGGCGTGAGGTACACGAAGTTCAGGGGCTTCTTCGGGCTCTTGGAAATACCCAGGAGTTCCTGGATACGCGGGACACCCGCTGTCGCACCAGCCTTGACCGTACCGGCAGAGTGGAAAGTGTTCAGCGTGAGCTGGGTGGTAGGCTCACCGACCGACTGGGCAGCTAGGGCACCCACCATCTCTCCAGAATGCACCTGGCTCTTGATATACTTGTACCGCACCTCGCGGATAACCTCGTCGAAGATCGCCTTGGTGAAGCGGTGCTCGAGAATGCAGCGGCGGGGAGCAAGGTAGAAGCGGAGGAGGCAGTGGAACACGCGGTTCGGGGCCATCCAGGGCTCCTTCATCAACTTGGTGAGTTCGTCAATAATGTACTGCGGGGTCAGATCGGTCTTGGTAGAATAGGGATTGTAGTACTTCTCAATCACCCGCTTGAGATGTACCGGCGAAAGCACGGAATCTTTCTTGAGGTACAGGAACACCTCCTTGACCAGCATATCGCGGTCCTTCACGAGCTCCTCGACCAGATCGGGAGTCTCGGTAATTGTCTCAGTGAGGAACGGCTGGAGCTCTTCGACCGAGAGACCGAACATCCGGTAAATATCCTCGAGCGTCATGAGACCGAGGTTGATGGGCTGGGACTCTACCTGCGTGGAATCCACACCGTCCTCGCCGTAGCGGTACTGGATAATCATACCGCCATTGTTGCGAACCGTACCATCGTGCTCGACCCGCATATCCTCCATCGTCTTCATCATACGACGCTGGATGTAACCCGTGTCAGAGGTCTTCACGGCCGTGTCAATGAGACCCTCACGACCACCCATGGCGTGGAAGAAGTACTCGGCAGGACGAAGACCCTGGACGAACGAGGACTCCACGAAACCACGGGACTCAATACCGTCATCGAACTTTGTGAAGTGGGGTAGGGAACGGTCCTGGAGAGTGTATTGGATTCGCTTGCCGTCCACGATCTGCTGGCCTAGGACTGCGATCATCTGGGTAATGTTGAGGCCAGACCCCTTGGCACCCGACTCGACCATCTGAACCAGACGGTTGGTGGGAGGCAGGGTATCGGTCACCTGCTTCGTGATCTGAGCCGAGATATCCTTGAGGGCGTTACTGATTTGGTTCTCCAGCTCTTCGCCGTCCGCACGGCCGCTGTTGTTGAAGAACTTGCCGGCGTGGACATCTGTCAAGATTTCCTGCACACGCTTGCGGCCCTCGGCAAGAACCTTGGCCACGAACTCGGTGGTCTCCTTATTGGACTCGAGATCTGATGCCCCTGTCGAGAAGCCCGTGAACAGGTTGAATTTGGTCACAATGGCCTGAACCTCGTTGATGAACTGGCCGCACCGCTGGTGACCGAAATCGTTGAATAGCACATGGAGCACACCTTCGGACGTCGTGTTGAATGCACCCTTCTTCAGCAGACCCTTGATGAGCTGTCCATCCTTGATGGTGACACGGCCGTTGAAGTTCATGAGAGGGAAGGCCGCAGAAATGAGTTCCTGGCCGGTATGTGGCTCGTTCGTACGCTTGAACGAGGACATCGGACGACGGAGTTTGGCCATGATATTCATGGAAATGTGTTCGGGGACACGCACGACAGGGTTGGAGATACGGTACGAACCGGTGAGCGTATCCTGTACCATCTGAATGATGGGGGCGTTCTCGCGGGGGCTCACGATGAGACGGAGGACAGAGGCCAGCTGCTGGAGCTCGGTCTCGGCGGCCACAGATTGAGGGAGGTGGAGATTCATCTCGTCGCCGTCAAAGTCGGCGTTATACGGCTTGGTGGCCGAAACGTTCAGGCGGAACGTGGATCCGGGCAAGACCTTGACGCGGTGGCACTCCATGGACCCCTTGTGAAGCGAAGGCTGACGGTTAAAGAGCACGTAGTCTCCGTCAATCATGTGGCGGTGCACAATATCGCCCTCGTGGAGATCGATCATGTCGGGGTTGACGTACTTCAAGGACATCATCCGCTTCTCCTCTTTGAGAAACACGGACTTGGCACCAGGGTACTTCACACCGTTCTTGACGTACATCATTAAGCGATCACGGTTGTACGGGGTCACAATCTCGGGCTTGGTGAGGTTCGACGCAATCTCCTCTGGGACACCGAGCTCATCGACATCGATGTTGGCATCGGGGGTAATGACAGAGCGGGCGGAGAAGTCGACACGCTTACCCATGAGATTGCCGCGAACACGACCAGTCTTGGCACCGAGACGGGATTTCAAGGTCTTGAGGGGACGACCAGACCGTTGGGCGGCGGGGGCCATACCCTTAATATCGTTGTCCACATAGGTCGCAACATCGTACTCCAGCAATTCAGTATGCTTCTGAATGTACTCGCGGGACTGGCCGGCGGTAATGAGTTCACGGAGCTTCTGATTGCTGCGAACGATGTTGATCAGGACGTGGGATAGATCGTCGTCCATCCGCTGATTGTCCTCCATCACGACCGGGGGACGCACGGTGAGAGGGGGAACGGCGAGAACCGTGCACACCATCCACGCGGGGTGGGAGTACTTGGGGTCAAACCCAAGAATCTTAACAGTGTTGTCGGTGAGACGCTGGAAGCAGCGAAGAACCATCTCGGACTGGAGAGGTACGAGAGTCTCCTCGTCCTTACCTGCCAACTTACCTTGGAGGGTGCATACTGTACCCTGAATCTTCTCGACCTTCTTGATCATCTGGGTGCCGCAAGTGGAACAGGAGGGGGACACGGCCTTGGACTTTTTGCCGATGAAGTCTACGGACCGAGAGCGGATATCGGCGAGCCGTTCCATGCCCTTCAGTTCGGAGTTCAAGTAAACCTCCTCGGAGAACCCGTCCTGCCCTGCGATGTAGAGGCTGGAACAGTTGACGCACACACAGTTGAGGGCCTTGATAGTAAAGTCGAGGAACTGGTAGAGGTAGACTGGGCGGGCGAGGGTGATGTGGCCGAAATGGCCCTGGCACTGGAGATTCGTGTGCTTGCAGGTGGGGCAGACCTTGCCGCTCTCGATGACACCGAGCCGGGCATCAAACACGCCACCGGGAACTGGATTATTGGACTGATGAGTCTTGTCGGTGATGACCTCCACCACTGACCGCCGAAGGATCTCCTCGGGAGAAGTGATCCCAAACTGAACGCCTACAACGGACATTGTATTCTTATTAGACTATCCCGTAATATCTTTTACGATCCGTTCTCACTGAATGTTTCTGGGTTATGAATAACGATGTCTGGTACTCCGACTGGTACTCCACCGCGTCCACCAAGAAGTAATGTAGAGGGTACACCAGTAAGTGCAGCAACTCTTTCACAAAGAACAGGGGTTCCAGCATCTCTTTCACCGGATTCTGGACTTACATTTGGTTATACTTCTGATTCTGGTTCTGGTGCTGATTCTGGTTCAGCTGCACCGGCACCACCACCAATTACTGTTCCAAACATCAATGCACATAAAGAGGATATTCTGAACTTGTTTTTCGATGCAGCAGGAAGTATTAAGCTTTTCAAGATTATATATGATCCCGTGCTTGAACCAGGGGTCGACGAAGTTAACGATGAAAAATATGAAGAAGAAAATGCGATGAGTGGTGGAATGAAACGTGGACCGTCTTCTATCCTACGTCCTGACTTAGCCCCACCCGCACCGGCCCTGCGTGAAGCTGCGGCCGCCGCACCCCAACCGGCCGATGTAGAACGCACAAGGCGTAGAACCGCAGTTGGAAATCCTATGGAGTTAGCTACGGCCCGGAGGGCTCTTTTAGACGGTATAGTAGCTCCTCCGCAAGGAGCAATGCGTGGTGTGGAGGGAGGTATAAACGCTGCGTTTGCTGAAGTTACTGCTAAAATTGATTTTCGTAGTCGCGGGAGATCGCTGGGTTCACGCAAGGCCCCTCGCACTGCTTCAAGGTCACGGCCTCGGGCACGGTCGGCACCTGCCGGTACTGAAGCTACAATTAGGGATGCATATGCTACCTCTTCTACTGCATATTCTGATTATATCGATGCGGGTAAGAGAGCAATACTAGCGGGAGGACCTGGAAACGTAGTAGAAACTGTTCAGCAGGTCTTGTCTATCAAGAAGTTTCCGGCATTCCTGGGACTGGAGAGAAGCAAGTGGGAAAAACCTAATGCTGGAACACAGTGCACTCGTGTTCCTGATCCAATGAGAAATAAGGGAAAGTGCTGGCTGTGTGGGAATCCAGTTCCTATAGCTGGAGCAGCTCTTCCAGGAGCTCCAGATGGAACCCCTGTCTCAGTGTGCGGTCCTGACAACAATTTTGAGTGCGAACATGTCCTTCCAGCCCCGTTCATGTTTTTCACGAAGACACTCATTAACGACTTAATAATTCCAGAGCCAGAAGCAGGCGTGAAAAGACTGCTGTATGATTCCAGCTGTAAACTCTGTAACGGTATCAAGGACAACGGTCTTTACCTCAAAGCATCCTGGGAAGGAGACCGTCTAAAGTTTGAACCGAACAATGAAAATATCATCGTCGACATTCTTGTGTTTCTCGTTTCGACAAGGATAACAAAGGGAAGGGAAGTATTCACTGGACCGCTAGATTCTAGACTACCTCCGTGGCCAGGTATTCCGACAACTTATGGAGAACTTAATCCTCAAATTGCCCTGCCACCAGCTCCAGATGTGAATTGGCCCGCATCTGCTCTTGACCCGAGTTGGCGTAGATCAGGTCCTCCAAATGATCCCTGCGAAACTCCATGGATATATAATCCTATCCGAGATGCACCTCCGTGTGGCGGAGAAGACGACGAGCCTTCTGAATCTGACGATGACGAAGCCCCCGCCCCTGCTGTCGCTGTCGCTGCTGCTGCTGCTCCCCCTCTTAACCGTGGTCCGGCAGTTCACTTTTTCTCATTGAAACGGGTGAGTGTTCCAGTAAGGCCTGGTTGTGATGAGAAATACGTAAAACTGTCTGTCAGTCAGCAGCATTTCACTTCTATAGCGACTGTCGGAGAACGCAAATTCCATAATTTGGCCAGAGCGGCGGCGGAGTATGCTTCCGATGGCGTTGTTGATCGTGGAGTTGCTCCATCACTCGACATGGACTACCTATCCTGGTTGGTTGGTAAAAATGTAGGAGTTCTTGATCTACTACCGATATCCCCAGAGTGGGAACTGAATCTAGGACGAGAGGCCGCAATCCTTGTTTCTGTCAATAACGAGGGATCTTTGAGGGCAGCTATGAAATCACTACAGGCTGCCAGGATCCCGCAGGATGTAAATCGCAATAAGGCCTGGAACTGGATCAGGGGACGGTTTGAAGAAATACATCGCAGGATGGTCGAAGTTTGCCAGTATTTTAATAGTCCGCCTAAAAACACGGAAATTTCCGGATCTGTTCGTAGTTTGGTTACTACTCCGGTTTTGACAGCAGAGAATTTCATCGCTCTCAACAAACTCCCGAATCTACCCCCGCTACCCCGTGCTGGAGGTCGTCGTCTCCGCTTTACCATTCATCGTCGCTCGGAGTCCCGACAGACGAAGAAGAATAGACGCAGGAGGGTGATTGAAGTCAGTGTCTAAGGCTGGCGAGCGGCCCAGCATAGCTTGAAGAGGTCAGTTTCCAGACGGAGATTTTCCTGTCCCAGCGTATCTTCCAGGAACTGAATCAGAGCCCCGTACTCCCTCCCCTCCTGTTCCAAGAAAACTCGGGGTTCACGGATCTTGTGGTTGTCCATCCAGTAGAGCATACGCTCCACCATACGGTAGTACACGAGCCGTTCCCCAAAATTGTCAGGCTGATTCTGACGAGTGTACGACTCCAGGAGGAGGATCGGGGACTGGGTCTGCATGTTTAGCACTTATTGTATTGGAGGTGAGAAGAGGAACCTGGAGAGTTGACGTAGGTTGTTCAACGTATACGGTTGTATGCTCCACCTGCCCACAAATGTCCGGGATATCAAAGTCTGGGATCTTGCCGAATTTCTCCATACACTTGTTCCGAATATCTTTGGGAATGATGGTGTTGGTATCTGAGGCCTCGTTAATATCCTGCTTAATGTATTTGAGGAAGGTTCCGCAGTCCTTGCGACCTGTATAAGGCAGCACCACCTGTTCCTGGATCTTGCGTGAGATATGATCCCACTTCGTTGCCGAGTGTTTGTAATCGGATGCCAAGGACGCCCAATTGAACTGTTCCTGGATCATCTTGATGATACCGATCGCGACGGATACCGAGCCAGTGACCATAGCGGTTGTCATAGCTTCTATCTGTGAACTCGCAAGAGCAAGGTTGACAACACCTACTAGAGAAATTGCGATATTGGTTCCTATATTCATCGCCGTCGACCCCCTGCTGTAACGCGAATACGAATGGGTGTGCATCCAATTGAATGATTTGGCCTGGTCGCACCAGTTGGCTAACATACGATCGATTGCGGGTGTCCACTGGAGACCAGGTGCGGTATCCGGTCCCTCTTCCTTGGTCTCAGACATTACTTAGTTTACATACGCCCCTTTTTTCCACCCTGGGGGCAGAGTGGCTTCCTCAGACTTTGTGCGGGTGGACAGCGGTCGGCCAGTCCATTCCGTATGGCGAGTCACGTGCGAGAGACGGAGGTACTCGAAGAAGACGAAGATCAGAAGAATCAGGATGAGAGTAGCAATAAACAGCGTCTTCATTGTTTAGTATGAGGAAGTTTATGCTCGGCGAACGTTCCACACAAAGTGTGGGCGTTTAGGTTTTGCGTTCACAGGCGGAGTATAAAACTGAGACGTCTGGTGAATCATAAAAATATCAGAGTCGGCACGAATAGTCACATAACCCTTTGAACGCAAATACTCAACAATCGGAACACTGGTATCTCCGTAGTTGTTCTCGAATCCAATAACATCAATAAACGCGTTATCAAAATTGATCGACTTGATGACATCATATTCTGCACCCTCGACGTCAATTGATAGGTAATGAATACGGTTTATTCCTGTCTCTTCGCAGATAGTGTCTATACGCTTCGTGTCGACAGTAACAACCTTACTAGACCCCCCATGCACCGATAGTTCATAGTTTAGACGCTGAAGATGGCGATGATCGTACTGATCCTTCAGGCCCGAAATCATCTCAGTATGCCCCGTGTTCATAATGAATTCAGACTTTCCGTTTATACTGCTGATAGCACAATTGAGATTGATACAGTTTGGGCGATTGATAACTAAACGACGAAATACGTCTCCAACAGGTTCAATATTGATTCCGGTCCATCCATGCGTTTTCTCGAAGTAGAGTGTATTGTTTATGGAAATACCATCATGTGCTCCTACGTCCATAAAGGTGCCTTTCTTGAATCCTCGGAACACATTTTCCTGAAGCCATGAATCCTGAGTAAACTGACTATGAAATGTCATTACTACTTCATATTAAATTACCAGCCGATTGGAGACGAACTAAAAGTCATTTAAATGCCCCACCCCTAGTCATATGTGGGCGGGGATATCAAAGCCTGGTTAATGAGCGAGTCTTAAGATCTCGTGGAGGAATCCTCAGGGGTTCAAATCCCCTTCCCCGCAAAATAACACCTGTAGTTCAGTGGTAGAATGCGACCCTTCCACATACGTAAAGTATTGGCGTAAGGTTGTGACCCGGGTTCGGTTCCCGGCGGGTGTACTCTTTTTTTTGAAATCCAGAAGGGTTCCAAAAAAACGAATCACTGCAATTTTCTGGGAGGGTATATCAATGCCCCACATCTACATTCTCGAGCTCTCGGAGGGCCACTACTTTATTGGCAGGTGCGAAGACTCAGAAGACATCAACGAAAAAATTGACGACCATCTTCTTGGCAAGACCAAGGACCCGCATACCGATCGGTATCCTGTGAAGCGGGTGGACAAGATCATCAGGGATGTGACCCCGGAGGGCGAAATCCAGTGTTACATGCAGTATGTCCAGATGTATGGTCATCCAAATATCCACACTGATCTCAACTGTTATCGGTGCGGTCGTGCGGGGCATTACAAGAAGACGTGCCGTACACGGTGGCACCGCAACGACTTTGAGATCGAGGATGATGTTGAGTAAATATCGCTGGTAGACATAATGGAAGTTGATTCGGCAGTGCTGAAGTGGGAACCTGGAACACCGTCTCGTAAACGCACTCGTGCGGCTATGGAGGGTCTCGAGTCTCCTCCCTATTCTCCAGCGTACGGGGTGAAGGATCTTGATACGTTCGATGCTGTCCGTCATGCTGCCGAGGCTACAGGGGCCGAAGAAGGATGGTCTGCGGCAACGGTTGAACGCGAGAAGAAGGCTGCACTCCAGAAGCAGACGAAGAAGGCTGGGCGTAAGGGACGTGGACGTGCCCGCAAGACCAAGACCAAGAAGGCCGGACGCCGGCGGACACTGAAGAAGTGAACGCACAAAAACGGACTACTCGTCGCTTAGAATCTATTTAGGGACTAAGCAATGAGTAAAAGCATACCTACAACAGGAAGAATGAGTGAAATGATCAGAGCGTTCCTGGAATCTGATGGCGAGGTTGTTCGTAAGTACGTGTCGCAGAAGGAGCGGTACGAGAAGGCGGGTGCCATCCCCGAGATCATGGCGTTTATCAATTTGGGCGGCGGTGCGGCGTTAGGTACCAAGTGTGAGCGGTTCGCCCGCTATCGGTTCCCTATTCTCCAGAAACGCAAATCTGGAAAGGGTCATTCGGGCCATGACCTTCTTGCGGTTCTTTCCGACGGCACACAGAAGATGGGAGAGCAGAAGTCCGGTGGCCTCTACGCCCACGGCGATTTCATGTGGGATCACATTGAGCCCAAGCACCCCTGGGACTTTCTCCTTCTGTGCGGAGTCTATTATGACAGCATCAAGTTCTGGGCGGTTAGTAAACCCGATGTCCTCAAGATGATGGAGGACGGAAAGATCACCAAGCACGGCAACAAGGCCGAAGATAGTTATGAGGGATGGTGGTGCTGGTACTCCAAGATCAAGGACAATCTCACGGAAATCACGTCCAACGAGGATCTGGTACGTTTCCTCGAACTTAAGTAAAGAATGGGTTCGCGTTTATCGAATACATCATGGTGCTGGAGTCCTCGTCAACGGTGTCCGGAACATACGCCCTTCGCCAAGAAGAAGACGTACGAAGAGATGGAGGAAGAGGAGGCCAACAAAAAATGGTGGATTGAAAATCGGTGGATGTACGTGGAAGGCCGTGATCCCAACATCCTGGGAATTGGAGATTGCGACAGGAGCGACAACCCGAAATGAAGATAAAAACGGATCTGTTTGTTATCTAGAATCTGTAGAGTTTCGGGGTAAACAGAAACAACAGCCAGAATGCCACGAACGATTTGGACGAGAGAGGAGGTAAAGGGCGTATCAAAGGACTACCTATCAGGACTGGACTACAGAGTGTCGGCTGCGAGATTTCCGAGGTTGACTACGAGAAGTGTTAGAGCGAAATATGGAAACTGTAAGTATCTTCAGGGACTTGGCGGACTCAACCAAGTCTCACGCACTCACAGGGAAGTATGGGCGGAGTTGATGCATGAGCGGGAGCAGAATTAGAAACAAAAACGGATCAGTCTAGTCCCAGTCTTTTTCAGTATCAGGCGAGAATGAAGCTCAGAAACGGCAAGACTTTCAAGGACGACGAACCCGAAGACGAATACGACTGGGGATACGGGATCAATCCGGAGACTGGGAAGTGTGAATGTTTGGACTGCACAAGGATCGTGGGGTGTGTATTCCATGCATCACAGGATGAGCGGAAGAAGAAAGCGGAGACGAAGGCACGTACACAGGTGCTGTATGAAGCCACAACTCACGCTATTGAAAAGACAATGACTTTGGAAAAAAATCAAGCACCTGATTCGGGGTATGAGTTCATAGACTTATACCTTCTCTGTTATCGTGCATACTACTCACGGAACTACGAGAGGACTTACCGAGAGGTGTACGAGAAAATCGGAAAGACCTACTGGAACCGCCTGATGCGGAAGAAGCCTGAGGATCGGGGATTCATCTGCGAACTCTGCGAGAACGGTAGGATCTGGTAAAAACGGATCCGCCTTCCCTCAGTCTTTTTCAGTAGCATAGAAACCAAGATGGGATACCTTCTTCGTCGTAACGCGTGGATTTGGAGCAAGCCGTGCACGTGCTGCCGGCAGTTTGAGAATGATCAGGCGAAGAAAGAGGATACGCGTGCCAAGCGGGCGGCGAGACGGGCTGCACAGCCCCAGAACCCACCGCCAGAGACGATTCAGGTGACAACAGTACCAACCTGGCAGTATCCCAATCTCCAGGCAATCATCTCTCGCATGATGTTTGGAACAGGATACTCTCAGGCACCCCCTACGCACGATCTATACGGGTGCCAGATCACCGAGGGCGGATACAATCCCTGGAACCGCAGCCGGAACTGGGAGGAGTAACTACTCGTAAATCCACCCGTTCTCGCAGTGGCAACAGAGAAGGGATGTGCGACGCATGACGTATCCCTTGCCGCTGCAGTAAGAACACCTTTTCTGCTTCTCAGGATCGAAGCCATGATAGACGCAGTGGTAACACGGCTCCTCCTCCATCGGATACACCCATCCACTCCCCTGGCAGTTCCGGCACTTCTTCTTTTTCTGTTCGGGCATTTTTATGGCTGGGTGGGCTGCGTGTAAAACGGATCCAGTTTTGTTCTAGAAACTAGAGAGTGGGCCACAACTACAAGTACACCTCCTTTCAAACAATGTCTGTATCCACATCACCAACCGTCTCGAATCACACTGGACCATGTACTCCTGATTTCACAGATCATCCCTACAGAATCGACATGCCTGTTTACCCAAACATCAATGAACTCGAGGCTACGTGCGAGTCATTTGTTGGACAGGTGGTCCATTTATCCGCAACGTTTATGGGCGAAACAATCCCTGTCGATAACCCTAATATTATTGGAGACTTACTGGAAGATGTATTAGTTCCCCACCTCAGAAAAAACATACCTTGCCTGACCAAAGGCCCTTCGAATGCATCTCCAGACTTCTATGGGGGACATGATTTCGATATAGAACAGAAGGCGTACATGTCAAGCCCTGCATTCGATATATCAAACTTTCAGAGCTACGTTAACCAGCTCGTAGAAGACGGAGGTGTAATGAAGAAACTGTTTCGCACGATATATACGGTCTACGAATATGTCCCGATACCCGGAGGAGCATTAATCAAGAAGTTCTACCTGCTAAACGTTTGGAAGCTGGTGAACTACGGCGGGAAACATCCGATGTCCATGCAGGTGAAGAACGGGACGTGGTATAATATTCGTCCATCTGCATCGTCTGGGTGGCTGGATACAACGAAAACGCCACAGAAGTTTATAGATAGTATAGTCGAGTGTATCGGTATGTGTAGCCAGATTTCAGATAAGGAATCAAAAATCAAGAGCATTCAAGACCAGTTCGCAAACATTCAGGAGACGTACAATATCCGTTCATAGAAGAAGTTCGTTCAGCAGGGCTGTAACGACTGGCGGACATACCATGTTTCCGAAAAGGTCGTACTTGTCCACACTATCTGGAACAATCATCGTTTCTGGGAAACCACACAGTCTTTTTAATTCGGTAGCGTTCAATTGCCGAATAGTGTCTCCACATACAACTGCTAGTTTCGAACTATCTGTGGCAGTGAGAGTAGGAGAACGATCATTCGGATGCAGTATTTTTGACACGGGGAAACTCAACTTCCCCTTATTAATGTTGTATCCAGCAGGGGAGGCAGTAGAATATTCTCTCTTTCCGTTTACGAGTTCTTTGGGATGCTCGAACCGAAGATACCCCCTATCAACAAGGTCCGTAAGGTCCTCTTCGATTTCAGTATAATCTAGGAAACTCCTGATTTCCGAAAGAGTGAGTGGCATCCCGTCCATCCATACAATACCCTTTATATCTGCCCACTTTTTCTTGCGTCGCTCCTTGAGAAGAGTATTCAGAAGGTGTTTCTGACGTTCACTTACATGTCCATGGTATCCAATATCCCACGAGTGAATATTGTCTTCTCCTCCCCGCTTATCTTTTAGGCTCTTTCCGACTATTTGGTCAATCGGAATACGCAGCAGGCTCTCGACGAACTCTCCCGGAAGATCTGTATGAGTGTCCGCATAATCTATTATGTGTTCCACGTTTACACTGATCCCAGGATGAAGTGAGATTTGTAGGGGTGTCAGACGAGAACCCATAATGAACAGTCGGCTACGATCCTGTGCAAGGCCTACATCCTTGGAATTCACAGATACACATTGAATGTTGTACCCAATGCTTTTAAACTCTCCTACAATGGTTCGCAGCGTATTTCCGTTATCAATACGCTCAATATTGCTAACGTTTTCAAGCACAAGATACGTAGGATTGCTTTCGCGGCATATACGAAGGACTTCGTAGATAAGATTCCCCCTGTTCTTGTCTTGAAGACCTTCCTTCCTACCCGCAGAACTAAACGGTTGACATGGAAATCCGGCACACAGCATTTCAAATGGACCAAGATCGGTTACCGTCCGAATATCGCATGCTTCGTTTGTTTCCTGGAAGTTCAGATTATATGTAGCAAGGGCATCTCGCTTGATGTCAACTGTCTTTATACAGTTAAACGAGAACTCTGGATGCTGCATTCTGAAAGCTTCTATGCCGTAACGGAATCCACCGATTCCCGAAAACAGATCCACATATCTTATTGTCTTCGAGATTTTAACTGGAGTGACCGAGTTGGCTAGATTTGTAACATTCAGCCGTGTTAAGACTTCTTCTACCTTCTTCTCAACGATCTTTTCGATCGTATCATCCTTCTTACATGGCTTCTTTCGGTTCTTGTGAGCATCCAGCTGGCTCTTCTGCTTGAATACTTTCTCGCACGTCGCACACAGGTGTTCTACCATTTATATATACTACCTAGAAATACCTAAATAGGTGACGGTCCGTTTTGAGTACATCAAAACGAATCCGTCCCTCCCCAGACCTGAACAGGTCATACAACGATTACAATGGGTGGCCAAACTGCGTTCGCATACCTCAACGAAATGAATCTCCTGTCCTACTGGTTCATGCGGGACATGAACCCCCTGGAGTTTGCAAACTATTTGAACGAGCCACTCCATGTGATCAAGGATGTGGCTCGTCCCTTAATTAAGGGTCACTGTCTGCTGGAAGAGTTCAAGAGCGAGAAGTTCCAGGAGGAGAACGATCTCGTGTGGGCAGCCGTTATCATGGAAGGCTCCATTGTCTGCTACAATCACAACTACGTCATCATCATGAAGAAGCGGAAGGATTAACGCCGACGATGGCGGCGAGTCTTCCGGTGTCTTCCCGCAAACAGTCCCGTCCCCGCTGCAGGGTTAGGTTTCGGAGGCCGGGGAAGACTGGCGATCGGGTTGGAAACCACTACGGTCGCAGGTTTGGGTTTCGTGAGATTCCATGCAGGATTGGACACCTCGGTTTTTGGGGGATTACCTCCCCGCCCCCGCCCCCTGCGACGCCGATTACGCCGAGTCCTGCGTCCCCCCTGCTGCTGGTTTGCTGGTTGAGATATATCTATTTTTCCGTGCCCCTTTCGTTCAAATGTTGCGACGGCGTTGGGAAAATCCCCAGATTCTAAAAACGGGTGAAAATATATCCACTTAAACCTGTATTTTGGGTCGTCCTTCCTGAGATCCGAGATGTAATTCGTAAGTTTGCTGTCTAACATATCCAGTATCTCTGCACGAGGAGCAGGTGGACGTCTCGTACGCATTTCATCTTCGGCCTCAATCAGCTCTCTGTTCATTCGAGGGATGGATGGGGCATTATCTAACGTCGGAAGACTACGAAGTGCCGCATACGTCAGGGGATACTCACCGTCGGGCCGATCTGCAAACTCTCGAATAAACAGCATCTTCCTGAATGCGTACGGATCATCCGGCTTGATATCACGAACCACACTCACCCAGTAAGTATCGATTCGCCTCAGGTGTTCCTCTTCGGATAATTGCTGATCATTGCGTTCAAGCCTATCCTGTTCGGCATCTACCTCCTGCTTCCACCGAGCGAAGGCATCCATTACTCTTTATCGTGCGATTATAATGGCAGACACGGTTACCGTCACAGGAAGTAAGGTCGAAGAACTCAGTAAGTTATCCGATTGGTTCCGTGAACGTGCGGATGAACAGGGCGGTAAGGATGTTGTGTTTCACAAGAAGGATTTCCCTGGATCAAAGACCAAGTGGCAGTTCCTCACGGATCTTGCCAAGGGTCGTAAAATGGGGTATGTCGAGAACGATAAGATCGTTGTTGATTCGTCAAAGGGATACACTCCCTCAAAACTGAAGAGGGCAGCAGATTACTTCCTCATTGGAAAGAAGGGGGAGGAGCTCAAGACGCTGAAGAGCACAGGATACCTCGGGAAAAATCCTATCCAAAGGCGGAAGACACTCTCGCACGGCCAAAACAAGCCCCGGGCAGCACCGAAGGCATACGACAGGGGCAGTGAGCTCGAGGAGCGGGGATTTGGCGGTCGTCGTCGCTATACCCGCAAAAATGGAAAGGGACTACGCACAACTCGTCGTCGGTAATAAAACAGGATGGCGGACGATGACGAAATTATTGTATGTGATATCTGCGGAGAGGAGACGGCGGATGCAGAGCGGATCACTGACGAGAACTGGGAGTACTGCACAGGTCTGGAAAAACAGTTCTGTGGAGTATGCCGAGAGTACCGTGAAGATCCACCATGCAAGGATCCAGAATGTGAGGCAGATGTGTGTTACAACGCACGGACAGCAGATACGACTGGCTGAAATATGCGACGCAGAGTTGCCTTGATTTGCGGACGGTATTTTTCAATGACATGTTTGAGGACGGATGTCGTGAGCACAAAGAGGGCAACAGAGAACACGATACGGCGATCTATCTCAGTAAAGTGCCGGTTTTGCGAATAAGGGTTGAACCGCCAGATGAGGAAGATGGTGGCATACACCTTGACGTAGTATTCGATGTCCACGAGGTACGAAGGTTCAGTTTCCACAAAGCCAACAAGGACAACCGCGTAGGTGACGTGTATAAAGAATATGGCCCAGAGGTACGCTGAGGTATGTAGGTGCCAGAGATCCGCCATTACCTATTTACAGAGATATTCCGTAGTCAAGACGGTGGTCCTATCGTATAGTTGGTTAGTACGTGAGATTCTGATTCTCACAACCCTGGTTCGATTCCAGGTGGGACCATTCTAATGTGCAGTTTTTATCTACATAGTAGACAATGGATATCTTTACAGGGTTGTTTTGGTCTAGTTTCTTACTTTTTGCAGGCTTATCCCTATATTTATTATTTTCTATAAAACTAACTCCGGTATTTTATGCCCAGATAGTTGCCGGATTTGTTATGTTTATAACGAGTAAGATTGGCCGCACGTTTTTAGGACTTTGAAATATCTGTTGATCTAAAGATTCTGTAGCTCAGCGGTAGAGCGTGCGGCTGTTATTCTTCCAGAATTGGAATACCGCAATGTCGTTGGTTCAATCCCAACCCGAATCGTTAAGAGTTTTTATCTGTGCCCATCACGGGTTCGGATAAGATCCCTTCTTCAGTTTGAAGGCGAGTGTGGCCGTGTTCAAACTATTTTTGGGGAGGCGGACGCGTGCGTACCTCCCGTGATCCGGGAATTCTATGCGGCCTTCCCATGACACGCCCGTGTTCACCCACTCGGAAATCTTGGCTTTCATCTCGGTGTACGCGGGATCCTCTTCAGACACTCCAGTTCGCAGAAGGGCACGAAGTAGTTCGAGTCCTTCGGAGAGACGGTCTTCTTTGGATTTATCGGGGTGCATTATAGTTAGAACCTGTTCCTTCCCCCAAAACGGGTGAGTCATCAGTGTACTAGAGTCATGTTTGAGTTCTTTTTCATGAAATGCACAGAGCAGGATTCCACTAGGAGTCCTCCGTTGACGTAGACACCGTAATTCTTCTTATCATCGGTGTGCTCAAGTGCAAACACCCAAATTGTATACCTGCCTTCCGACGTCCAGGGCTCGGCACGTTCATCGATACACGCCATCAGTCTGTACTTCCCCTCTGTAACGTAGAGATCACCAAGCTTCTTAATCGTGTCTTGCGTCTGTTTTTCGGTCATCGGAAACTCGAGGACAGAGTGACCACCTGTGATATACAGATCATCTTTGAGTTGGGGGTACTTGGAAGGAGACAGTTTGTACAGGCGATCTTCAATTCGTTCGTCGTGTCCGGGATTCTGAATGGAGTCCCTTCCAAGTAAGACAACCGGCTTGTACCCGTTCAAGCTCGTCTTGACAAGTGTTCCGGGCTTAAGCTGTTCAACGGGAACATATGTTTCGACATCGTCTACCTTGCATAAGACGGTAGTTCCTTCTAAGAAGCACGGTACACCAGGGTACAAAAAGTATGCACCGTCTGCGTTTAATACGTTTCCAGTCGAATAGAATACACTCTGTGAAGACGAACCAGTACTGTTCGCCGCAATCCTCCAACTCACGTAATCACTAACAGTAGCAATCGTGTACGACTCAGATAGCTGGAGGGCAGAAACATCGGCGAGTGCATCGGCTTGGGTATTGAAATATGCCACGGGTATAGCACCTAGAACATAGAAACCATCATCACTTAATGTCTGTCCGTTTGTATACGGTACACCCGATAGAGATGAACCCTGACTATTCGAACTAATATACCAATGCGAATATCCACCAGTTGAACCCAAATCTATGCCTGAACCGATTGTATACGACGCGTCGGAAATCGCTAGGAAACCTGAAAGATCAAAGGCATCTGCAGCCGATAGTGAAGAAAAATATACTATGGCCGTAGAGGCAGTGAATGTAGGGTACAAAAAGTATGCACCGTCTGCGTTTAATACGCTTCCATCCTCATAGATTGTACTTGATAGAGATGAACCAGTACTATTCGCGGCAATACCCCAATATGGGTATCCAGTAGCAGAAGAATCAATCGTGTAGGACTCAGACAGCTGGAGGGCAGAAACATTGGCAAGTGCATCGGATAGGTTACTGAAATAGGCCAAGGGTATACCACCTAGATAGTACGTACCAGCTGGATCTAATGACTCTCCACCTGTAACCAAAGGCGATACCGGTAATGTGCCAGTGCTGTTAGAGCCAACGTACCAATTCGAATAGCCACCAGTTGAACCAACAACTAATTCACTACCGATTTCATATATTCCGGGCGACGACAGACCTAGAAACCCCGAAGCATCCAATACCTCTGCAGCGGATAGTGAAGAAAAATAGTATATGCTATCCACTACGGTGTCGAAGGGGTATACATAGTATGCACCACTCGGGTTTAGTACATTTCCAGACGAATACAATACATTTTGAGGAGACGAACCAGTGGTCTTCGCATCGAGAATAAGCCAATTCGAGTATCCCGCAGCAGAAACCGTGTATCCAGAAGTCCCGATGAAATTAATATCGGCAGATGCATCGGCTTGGGTACTGAAATATGCCACGGGTATAGCACCTAGATAGTAGTCACCGTCGTCAGATAAGTTTGCTAAGTTCTGATACACTATACCTGATAGAGACGTACCGGTACTATTCGAACCAAGATACCAATACGCATAAGTACCAATTCCAGAGCCACCGCTTATGTCGGTACCGATTGGTGACCCCCCCGGTGCATCCCCTAGAAACCCCGAAACATCCAATGACTCTGCAGCGGATAGCGAAGAATAATAAGACAGCTGTCCTGACATTTATACTGCCTCTTTATAAAAAACTCGTAATTAAACCCCGAGAAGCTTTAGGGGGTTGTACCCATACACACTTTCCAATCTAGAGTGCGAAAGTCCATGTACTCCGACAGCAATCGAGAGAATGAGTT